ACCGGTTCTGTAGGCATATCCGATCGTGGTCCTGTTAAGGATACTACTGTACAACCCCTCTACCAAGTAGGGAATTCCATTGACTGTGATCCGAGATCCAGCTTTAAGGGCACACTAACAACGCCGGTGCGGGCTTATTTGGCAGTCTTTTGCCTGAATTTATTGAGCCTAGATGTGCCTTACGGCGGTGTCTGTCTATTACTTTTTGGGTTTTTTGAGGATGTGTGAGCCGTGAACTCGAACCTGTATGTGACCGTTATACCAGTCAGTGGATTCTAGAACTTTGTGTTTGAATTGTTCTCTTGCCTCGATGTAGCTGCATTCTGATTTGTTTTTGCAGTAAAATAGTATTTCTCTGGTGAAGTTATCTTTGCCTAGTGCCTGTATGTCTGCTGTTAGCGCATCGCTAGAACCATAATAGTCCTTCCAGTCGCTTTCGATCTTGCCTCTAATCTTCTTTTTCTTCTTCTTGCCGTTTTTAAGTGTGATTGTTTTGTATGTTGTTTTAGCGAATTTTGCTAGTTTTTTGCCTATATACTTGCGCCCAGAGACGACATTGGTAATAAGATATACGAATCCGATATATTCTTCTGATACTTCTTCAACGATTTTTTTCTTATACAACCATGTCATCCCTTATGTATCTTAGGAGGCCTGCCTACCATGCCTTTTCTGGCTTGTTTGCGTACTTCTCTCTTTGTTTGTATTTCTACTCTTCGTATGCTGGCTTGATCTCTAATTTCTGATAGTGCGTTTCTTGCTTTGATGCCTGCTTCGTCTGAATTTTTGTATTCAAACCGATCCTGCCATTTAAAATATTCCTGGAAGGCCTGAATCATTTTATCGTGTGCTTCTGTAGTCAAGCAACAATCTCCACATCGTTGCTATAGCTTGTAAATCCGTTCTCCTTGATAACTTTGAGCACGTGATTAACACGGCTGGTTAGATCGTCTCTATGACTAATTAGGAAAACATTCTTGTTGCGTTCACGTGTCATCTTCTTGAGCACAGCAATGCTTGATTCAACACCGCTGGCATCCATACCTGAATCTACCAGTTCGTCGATGAATAATAGGTTAATGGCCTGATATAGATTTTCCCACACATCACGGAATGCCCAACTCAAACTTAATATAAGTCTATTACGTTCACCTCTACTGAGATTGTCAAAGTCTAGATCCTGTCCCAACTGTGTAATGATCACGGTAAGATCGTTTTGAAACTCTACAGTGTGCGGCAGGCCAATCTTATCTAGATAATAAGTCAATCGTTGATTGAGATAGGCCAAGTTCTGATCAATTATGCGTTTACGAATAAAACTGTCTTTGTTGGTCAGTAGCTTGTGCAAAAACTCTTGATGATCTTTGATTCTGATTATTTTATTAAGATTGTCATAGTCAATGACCTGTAATGCGGTGTGTTTTAATTCTTCAATCTGTTCAAGATAGGGATTAGTTTCGCCTGCTTTGATCTCTATATCACGTTCAAGCCCACTGAGTGTGTTTTTGTGATTCAATGCCTGTTCTAGATTGTCGTAGATCACTGCGGGAATTTCACCTAGTTCACCTAATGCTTTAACAGCATCGATATGTTCCAACCATTGAGTATTAGTTGCCAATGCCTGCAAGGCAGTTTCTTGCAGATCTTTGCGTTTCTTTTCTAACAACGCCACCTGTTTGTCGTCGTGAAAGCCTTGTCCACAGCTATGACAGGTATGATTTTCTAAACTAGCAATATCTGCTTTAAGTTTATCCATCTCCTTAATTTCTCTAGCTTCGTCTAGCTCACATCGCTTGATCCAACCGGTGAGATCATTGATGGCCTTGCGTTTTGTGTTATAAGTATCCAAAGATCTATGTGCCGCAATTTCTTGGTCAATGTCTATGTCTAGGAGTTGTTCGATGGCTCTGGCAAGATTAGTGATGCTAGTCTCGTTCTGCTCTTCCCACATCTTTTGTTTCCGCTCTAGTGATTCTATGCTTTGTTGTATGCGGTCGTTGGATATTTTTATAGTTTCGATCTTGGTATTTTCTGTAACTATAGAATCCTTGCTGATCTTGATCAATTCTTTAAGAGCTTCGGCTTTTTCACTCAACAAGGTAATACCCAATAACTGTTCAATGATGGCTCGTTGATCAGCAGCTTTCATTGATAAAAACGGTTCTGTGTAGGTGTTCAATGCCACAAGATGTTTGAACATGTCATGAGTCATACCAAACACATCTTCTATAGCTTTTTGTGTTTCTCTGCTGTCACCTTGACTTTCGTCTTGATCTAGATTTTCTTGTTCTCGTCCATTGACAGTAAACTTTAGAACGTTGGGCTTACGACCACGTTCAATATGATAGTCCACTCCGTCTTTTTCAAAACTCATGGTAACCAACATGCCTTTGTTGTTGATTTTGTTTACAAGATTATCTTTCTTGATGTTGGTTAATGCATTGCCATAGATAGCATAACTCAGGCCGTTGATGATTGTGGTCTTGCCTGTGCCATTTCGAGCACCGCTATCGTCACCACCTAGGTCAAGATTCTCGCCTAAGACTAAGGTAAGTTGTCCTCGATCAAAATCAATGGCTTGTGTTTGTGCGCCCACGCTCATAAAATTACGTACGGTTAAATTCTGTATCTTAATCATAGGTCGTTATATATCTCCAACAGCAGACTCTTTTCAAAGGTATCGCTGTCAATGGCGTTTATCTGATTCATCACAATGGTGTCTACACTTTCAAAGTTGATATCAATCGGAGTTGAGTTAGCATCAACTTCAACTTTTTCCGGAATTAACATGAGTTCTCGCAGTTTGTACTGCGGCATAAATGTTTCTTTGATGAAATTGGCTTCTTCAAAACTGAGAGGCAAATCAATAGTCACACGACAGTGCATACGTTCTCGTAGCAATTGATCTGGTTTGTCAATGATCTGACTCAGTTTATATGTTCTAAAGGTAGGCTGTCCGGGCCAAGACTCGAACTTAGGTTCTCCTCCCCACTCTAACATCATCATACCACGATCGTCGTCACCTGCATCTGCATAGTTGTGAGGAAAAGCATTGCCGATGTAATGAATATTTCTACTGTGTTGACGTTTGTGAAAGTGCCCTGTAAACACATATTCCTGATTTACAAAATGTCCAGACTGAATAGTTCCGTGATCAGGCATCTGTATCATGGCATTCATATAAAAGCTGGGCAATTCTAAATGTCCAAACAGATATCTGCTTTTGATGTTAGGAATATCTCGCCACTCATCGGCAACTAGCCAAGGCATAATAGTTACATCGCCTAGAGTTAGCGTTTCCCTAATCGGAATAATATTAGGAAACAGGCGCATAAACTCTACGGAGTTAATTTCACGTTTGTCTTTGTAGAACAGATCGTGATTGCCTAGAATGAAATAGACTTTCTCAAATGATTGACTCAGTTTTTCTAAGTTGCTGACAGTATAATTCATGGTACTAACATCTGTAGTACTGCGATTATGGTGCCAGTCACCTAGGAAGATTGCAGTTTCGCAACCCTGTGCTCGAGCAGTATCACAAAACCAAGAAACAAAATCTTCGCAATCTTGATTGTGTGTGCGACTGCCGCCTTTTAGGCCAAAATGTATATCAGTAAAACAAGCTACTTTTTTAAATAGGTTCATAGAATCTCCTTAGTTATTGTAACACATCTACAACAACTAGGTCAATCCCAATCACTCCCATCTACTGAACTGGTACTTACAGCACCACTGACTCCGTTTCCACTATTCTGTCGAGTCCAGCTGGGATTCATTCCGTTCATTTCTAGAATATCATCTCGAATATTTTGATTGCGTTTTTCTATGTTAATGATTCTAACAAACGAGTTAGTAACGGCAGCGGTATAATAGGCAAAAGGATTGTCTGATTTTGATTCATCAAACTGTAGACCGATCTGAGTCAGTTGTAGGATAGCCTGTCCACGCATTTCATCGTTGTAGGTATATCCTCTAACGTTGCCTCGAGTGGCATATCTTTCGCAGAGTTTGATAAACATACGAGCTAGATTGTTGGTCATTTGACCATGTTCTTTGTTAAAAACGCCATCAAGCAATCCGCCTTTCCAATGGCTTTTTCCTACACAGATTAAATTATCATTGTCATCAAACTTCCAATGCTGAAAAGGAGGAAAGTTCACTTTGTCGTGACTGTCAGCAGTATTCTTCAGAGTCTTTTTGCGCCCCGGCGCCAGCGGAATATGATCAAAAGTCATCACACGAAATACCAAATCCTGCTTTTGTACCTTGCGATAGTCTACTTCAAATTCTTTAATGGATATTTTTTTACCACCTGCAATCACGGCTGCTTCGTGAGCCTGTTTTGCCATTTTTACAGCTCTATTTCTTTTGGCTTCAGCCACAGTTCTCACATTGATTTTTGCAAGATTAGCAACAATAAGATCGTATTCGCCGTATTCGGGCAGAGTAAAACTACAGTAGGTATTTTTACTAAGATGTATTTCTCGGAGCAAATCCTTGTTGGTAAGGTATTTGATCTTGGGCGGCTGGGCAATAATGGTCATTAAATGTTATTCCTTTTAGTAATATAATAGCACATTTTACAAAGAATAAATAGACAAAACGGATATTAATTATGCCATTGTCTATAAACCCAATACAAAATCTAGCTTCAAACATCAGCAGCAATCTAGGTAATCTAGCCAATGCTGCAAATCAGTCTGCTGGTAATTTCAGTATGCCTAGTGTAAATTTTGACAAACAAAATCTAGATGCCACTGTCAATAGGTTAAGTGGTGGTTTTGGCAGCAGCTTGAATGGTATCACTGGCAAATTAAATTCATCTAGTGTTAGTAATTTATCCGGAACCGTGCAAAATCTTGCACAAAACGGTTTGACATCATTGTCGGGAGTCGCAGGTAGTTTTGCCACAGCCGGCAAAGGTGTTATTGACAATATTGCATCAGGAGGAAACATTGCCGGATTAGCCACCGGATTGTTGAACGGCGCAGGACAACCAACTGCTGCTGCGTTAGCAAGTATAGGACTTGATTTGATCAGTGCTGCCCGATCAAAAAATATTCCCAGCACAGCCACTCTAGCACTAGGCGAAGAAGCTTCGGTGGTGCAGGTATATCCCAGCAACGAAGGTGACTGGCGTATAAGAATTGACTCAATGTTTGGTGAAATTATTTTTCCAACAACGCCTTCTTTCAGTCTATCAAACAAAGCAAATTATAACAATCAAGAACTGGTTCATGCAAATTTTCCTCATGCTGTTTATAAAAACAGCACTTCGGAAGATATTTCAATCAGCGGAGAGTTTCCGGTTGAAACCGAAGAGGATGCTCGAGATTGGTTGCGTACCATTGCTCTAGGTCGTGGTCTTACCAAAATGTTTTATGGGAACAGTTCTCCACAAGGAAATCCTCCTCCTATTTGTACCTTGTCTGGGTATGGTGCAGTATTAAAATATATTCCTGTGGTGATAAAATCTTTTCAGGTTGATTTTAAAGATGATGTTCACTATATACTTGCAGCCGGAGCATCTATACCTAGATTAAGCACCATACAAATTACTTGCCAGCCTGTGTATAGTAAAAGTAGTCAAAGAGGATTTAATCTTGACGCATATGTCAATAACGGCGGTAATATTCCTTTCTAATATATGGCAATTTATAAAAAAACTAGTCCTTGGTACATAACCAAACAAAATACATTGTATTTGGAATTACTTACTCTAAGAAAAATTCCAACTTCGGATGATGATTTTAAATATGTCATTGAAAATCAATACAGACATCGTCCAGATCTATTGGCATTTGACCTTTATCAAGATGCAAAATTGTGGTGGGTATTTGCACAAAGAAATAGATCAATACTCAAAGATCCCATCTACGATTTTTCTCCTGGCACCACAATTTTCTGTCCAGCTAAAGCCAATATCAATGCTGCCTTATCAACCACCGCTGGAAGTTAAATATGGCGCTACCTAACATCCTAGAACAATTTGCCACATACAATTGTTTGTTTACATTTTCGTGTGCTAGCCCAGCACAGCTAAATTCTCAATCTTACCGCAGCGGCCCATTGCCAAATGTTATTGTATCAAGTGGTGGCGGCGATGGCGCTGCAAGAGTACAAACAGCCTACGGTGCTCCTGAATATTACATTGACAATGTTTCGATAACAAATTTTGTAGTTCCTACTAACGGCACAGGGTCAGGACCTTGGTCAAAACTTGAATTTGAAATATTTGAACCTTACAGTATGGGACTATTCCTTCAAAGCTGTCAGGCAGCGGCGGTAAATTCTGGATACAAGAGTTATCTTGATAATGCTGCCTATGTGTTGAGACTGGAATTTCAAGGATGGACAGGCCCTGGATCTAGTATGACTGTGGGTCCGTTTAATTGGTTAGTAAAACTAATGAATGCAAACTTCACAGTCAACGAAGCTGGCAGTACCTACAAGGTAGAATGCTTTCCTTATAATCATGTGGCATTATCTCAACAGATGAACAAAGTTTTTAACGACGTAAAACTTGTGGGCAAAAACAGCAATGAAGTGCTGGTTGATCATCCTGAATTCAGTTTAGTATCTTTTTTAAACAAGAGAGAAGATCAACTGAAAAAAGATAATAAAAAAACCTATGCGGACAGGTACAATGTTGAATTTGTAGGAGATAATCCTTATGGTCGAAAACCCGGCAATGACCTAGAGTTTACACCAGAAAGCCAAGGCGGAACTGAAAAACCCAAACGTGCCGGAGACATCTACGACGAAGCTAGCGGAAAAATCATTAGAGGAAAAATGTCTATCAATCCCAAAGAAAAGTCTCTGCAATTTAGTCAAGATACCAGTATCACAAACATCATTGATCAGGTGATTCTCAGCACTAGAGAAGCTAGAGATCGAGCAACTAAGGAAGATCTAATTGACAGCCAAGGTAGGGTAACTTGGTGGAAAACTAATGTCGATGTAAAACTATTAGAATTTGATCCCAAACTTAAAGATTTTGCCAAAGATATTACTTTTCGAGTGCAGCCCTATAAAATACATCACAGTGCTTACCTATCGCCAGAAGCCACAAGTAAAGGAATAGCAGCCTGTAAAAGTGCCGCACAAAAAGAATACAACTATATATACACAGGATTAAACACAGACATTATAAAATTCAATATTGAAATAAAAAATATGTTGTTTACAGCCATCGATCCCAACAAGGTTGAAGACTCAGGCGGCGTTGCTAATAATTCCACAAATACATCTGTGCCAGGCCCCACCATGACTAGCAAACAGGCAACAGGAGCCACAGGCCCATCAGTGGGAGGAAATGCTGCTTCTGCAAAATTTGACATGGCTACAGGAAATATTCCGTTTAAGGGTGGGTCGGGCCAAACCAGCACAGAACAAAAAATCGCCAATGAATTTTATATGGCCTATCTCAACAGTGTAGGAAATCAAATAAATCTAGATTTAGAAATTTTAGGCGATCCCTATTTCCTCCCTGAAGTTGGATACAGCAATTTTCACAGCGACAGTGATGATCAAGTAACTGAAAATGGAACCATGAATCATGAAGCCACAGATATTTGGGTGGTGGTAAATTTTAGAACTCCTGCAGATCCAGATGCCGGAGGCGCAGCAGCTGCCGATCCCGGCGGCTATTATTTTCCTGAGGGACAGAGTCCCAGCCCGTTTAGTGGATTGTTTAAGGTCACAAAAGTAGAAGCTAGATTTAAAAGCAATTTATTTACTCAGGTAGTGGCAGGTTTTAGAATTCCTGCTCAAGATCAAAGCGGCAGTGGAGATGTGTTCCCAACAAAGACAGATAAACCAGAACCAGATACTGGCACATACCTAAACAACCCGGGCGAATAATATGATTGAAAAAAGAGAAGACCAACGAGAAAATTCACAGGGTAGTCTCACCGGAGCTCCTTATTTGGCTAAAATTATAGGCCATGCAGATCTGTTGTTTCAAGGCGGCCTCGAAGTTGTGCTCATTAGAGATTCTGGAAATCAAGTAGGCAATGAAAGTCAAACCTATTTTGTAAAATATGCCAGTCCGTTTTATGGATGTACGCCTTTTGAGTTTACTGGACAAAATGTCACAGCAGATGATTCTCAGATGAGCTATGGATTCTGGGGCGTTCCGCCTGACACTGGTGTAACTGGCATTGTGCTGTTCATAGACGGAAAGCCAGATCAGGGATATTGGATAGGAAATGTCCAAGATAAATTTCAAAATCACATGGTACCCGCTATCGGCGGAACTACGGTATACAAAACAGACGAAGACTACAAGCAAGAAGAACATCCGCTGCCAGTAGTTGAACACAATAGAAAAGCCAATGAAGGCGACAAGAATTTAGAAATTGATAAAATACCTAGAGCCGTGCATCCTATTGCTAGACGATTTAAAATTCAGGGTCTAACTAGAGATGAAGTAAGAGGCACCAGTACTTCTACATCAAGACGAGATGTACCAAACATGGTGTTTGGCATGAGCAGTCCCGGGCCTGTAGACAGGAACGGTAAGAAAAAGTTTTTGGGAAATAGAGAAAGTCCTACTCCAAACCCAGTGCCGGTTCAAAGACTGGGCGGCACACATTTTGTCATGGATGACGGCGATGATAGATACTATAGAGAAACAAAACCCACTGACGGACCCCCTACCTATGTAAAAAATCCTGAAGGACTAAAAGATATTCCCTACAACGAACATTTTAGAATCAGGACCAGGACAGGACATCAATTGTTATTTCACAATTCTGAAGATTTAATTTACATTGGAAACAGTAGAGGCACAGCCTGGATTGAATTTACCAGCGACGGTAAAATTGATATCTATGCCGAAGACAGTATTAACATCAGAACCAAGCAAGATTTTAATTTTGTTGCTGATCGTGATATTAATATGGAAGCGGGCCGTAATTTTAATATCAAAGTAAACGGAGAAATGCACACTCACGTGATACAAGATCATATTTTAATTGTAGATGCCGATCAAAAAATACATATTAAATCAGCTTTAGATGAAACAATTGGCGCCGGCCATAAAATGACAGTTACTGGGGACAGTAATATTAATGTTAGCGGCAGTATCAAGAACACTTCAGGTGGATCTAACGAAACAAAAGCTGGCGGCAATATTGTAGAAACTGCCCCCCAGATTCATATGAACGGTCCAGCAGCGGCAACGGCAGAATCGGCAGTATTACCAAAAATATTAAAGACTCACAGCCTTCCTGATCTTCCAGCACCCAACGAAGATGATGTAGACAAAACAGTTATAGTAAGAAGAATGCCCACAGCTGAACCGTATCCCTTTCACGAAAATCTAGACGCCACAAAAGTCAAACCAGATCTAACAGATCGGGACGTTGATGGTCGTTACGAAGGTGAAAGTACCAGTATGCGAACACCACCCGGTGATTGGCGCAAATACAAAAAACCAAGCGACACTCCTTTCTAAGGAAATAAATTATGGCAAAAATATACACCAACAAAGTCATTGCAAAAAACAAAGCCAGTATAGGGAATGCAAATTCTGGCAACTTTCGATACAGAGGATTTAGTTCTAAAGAATTTAAACGAAACTACAAGTTATACGATGCAGAATTGATCAAACAGGATATTATCAATCATTTCTATATCAGAAAAGGTGAAAAACTAGAAAATCCCAAATTTGGAACAATTATCTGGGATACACTATTTGAAAATTTTACCCCAGAAATAAAATCAGCAATTGCCAAAGATGTTGAAGAAATTATTAATTTTGACAAACGTGTGAAAGTAAACTCTGTGTCCATAGACAGTACACAACAAGGCATACGCATAGAAGCAGAAATAGTGATACTGCCATTTGATATCACCGATACACTGCGTTTGAATTTTGATAGAGATAACACAATAACATAAAATGCGCATTTTATTTTTACGATAAATATCAGTATAGGGAAAGAAAATGACCACTACGTCTCGACAGAACAATTTAATTTTAAACCAGGACTGGAAAAGAATTTATCAGACCTTTAAAAATGCTGACTTTAAAAGCTATGATTTTGAAAATCTGCGTAGAGTTATTATTACCTATCTTCGTGAAAATTACCCAGAAGATTTCAACGATTACATCGAAAGTTCAGAATATCTAGCACTGATAGATGCAGTAGCATTTTTAGGACAGAGTCTAGCCTTCCGTACTGACCTAGCCAGCAGAGAAAACTTTTTAGAACTAGCTGAAACCAAAGAATCTGTGCTGAGACTATCACGCCTGATTTCTTACAACAGTAGAAGAAACATTCCTGCACAAGGCCTAATTAAATTTGACACAGTATCTACCACAGAAGGTGTACTAGACAGCAATAACAAGAATCTTGCCAGCCAAACAATTATTTGGAATGATCCTACCAATTCAAATTGGATTGAACAATTTCTTCTTGTTATAAATTCTGCAATGGCAGACAACACTGAATTCGGCCGTAGTCAAGGTACAGACACAATTCAAGGCATTGATTCACAGCAGTATAGATTTAGATCCAACTTTACAGATGTGCCAATTTTCAACTTTGAAAAAATAGTGGCCAGCAGAAAGATGCCGTTTGAATTGGTAAGTACCAGTTTTATCGGCGCCGAAGATTATTATGAAGAACCGCCTATACCAGGCAGCCAATTGGGATTTATCTATAGACAAGACGGCAAAGGCAGTGCCAGTGCTAACACTGGATTCTTTATGTTGTTAAAACAAGGCAGTCTGGAATTAACTGATTTCAGCATTGATGTTCCTACTACCAACGAAGTGGTGTCTGTTGATGTCACAGGAATAAATGATTCAGATGTTTGGTTGTTTGCCACAAATTCAGACGGCACACAGGCATCCGAATGGACCAAAGTCAGCAGCATCACAGGCAGCAACATTGCCTACAACAGTATCAATTCAAACATAAGAAATATCTATAGTGTGATTACCAAAGAAGATGACAAAATTGATTTGGTATTTGCAGATGGTACCTATGGCAACTTACCCCAAGGCGCTTTCAAAGCCTATTATAGAGTCAGCAACGGTCTTAGCTACACAGTGAGTCCTGCTGAAATGCGAGCAATTAATATCTCTGTGCCTTATATAAACAAAGCAGGCGTGAGACACGACCTACTGATCAGCTGTAGTTTAAAATATACCATTAGCACAGCAACAGCTTCTGAAGACATCGACAGTATCAAAGCTCGTGCTCCTGCAATTTATTACACACAGAATCGCATGATCACCGGAGAAGATTATAATCTAGCCCCATTGTCCAGCAGTCAAGATATTTTAAAAGTCAAGGCCATCAATCGAACCAGCAGCGGCATCAGTAGAAATTTTGACGTGATTGATGCCAGCGGAAAATACTCAAGTGTAAATGTCTTTGCTGACGATGGTGTGATATACAAAGAACAAACAGAAAGAACAGAGTCTTTCAAGTATACCAATAGAATTGATATTATAAATTATATTAGAAACAACATAGAACCCCTGTTGACCAACACAGATGTTTATAATTTTTATCTTACAAATTTCACAAAAATACAATTTACAGATTCAAACACACTTTGGGCACAGACTACCAACGATGTAAATTCATCCACAGGATATTTTATCAACAACATAGATCAGTCATTGTTCAAGGTTGGTACATACACCACTAACTCTTTGAAATATGTGTTTGCAGGGGCACTGATTAAATTTGAACCTCCTGCCGGCAAGGCCTTTAAAAAGGGCGCAATTGTCAACGTCAGTGCCGCAGATGTAGAACAGACAGATAGAATCTGGGTCAAAGTTGTTAAAATTACAGGAGATGGAACCAATGCCGGCCGCGGAGCACTGGCCAACGGACTTGGTCCTATAGTGTTTAATGATGTTGTACCTACGGGGGCAATTGCAACACGCATTGTTCCTAGATTCATCAACAACCTGCCAACTGCTCTAGAAAATGAAATGACCAATCTCATCAGTTTGAATGTAAATTTTGGTCTACGTTATGAATCCATAGAAAGTTCTTGGAAAATTATTACCTCGGCAAATATTGATCTATTAAATGATTTTAGTCTAGGTCGTGCCGGAGACACCACTAACAGTAATTTAGACACAGCTTGGATTATAGCGTTTGTAAGACAGGCAGATAGTTACAATGTAAGAATCAGAGGACTAGATTACATTTTTAGAAGTCTAGAACAAAACAGATTTTATTTTGATGTAAATCAAAAAACCTTTGATAGAAAAACTGGAAAAACAGTCAAAGACAAAGTCAACATTCTTGGAATAAATCCCGATAATGGTTTAATAAACGCTTTAAAAAATGATAAAACATTTGAAGTCAGTGATGTAATCAAATTTGAAGATAGTTATCAAAGTGCCAATGAAATAAAACTATCATTTGCTGATAGTGACGATGATGGTGTCATTGACAATCCCGATTCATTCGAACAAATAGTTGGTCAAGATCTAGATCTAAAATACTTGTTTTTTTACAAAACTACAGATGTTTCTGGTTATACAACCTACTCTTATGTTGATAACATCAATGACACTATCCTAATTAGACAAACTGAAAGTAATATCATTATTTCTGATTATGTCAACGGACAACTAATTTATTTTTATGCCAGTAATGAAAACAGAATAAAGCGTGTTGATCTAGGCACTAACACATTGATAATCGAATCTGATTACAAAGCAGTGATAGGTCGAGCTGACCTCAAATTTCAATATATTCACAATGCCAACATTGATCGAAGAATAGATCCTAGTGTAAGTAATATAATGGATATTTTTCTTTTAACAAGAACCTACGATACTGAATTTAGAAAGTATATATCGGGCGCTATAAGCCAACCCGAAGTTCCGACCAGTGACGCATTGAGAATAGCATTTGGTAAACAGTTGAATTTAATTAAATCTATTAGTGATGAATTAATCTATCATCCTGTGAATTACAAAATTTTATTTGGAAGCACGGCAGATCCTAAACTTCAAGCACAATTTAAAGTAGTTAAAAATCCCTATAAAACAATCAACGACAATGATCTAAAGGTAAGAATAGTCTCAGCAATCAACAGTTTCTTTGATATCAATAATTGGGATTTTGGAGACAGATTTTATCTAGGAGAATTAATTACATACATCACTAATGAAGTTGCCCCGGATGTTAGTAATCTTGTGATTGTACCCAGACAACCAGACCAAGCATTTGGTAGCTTATTTGAAATACAAAGTCAACCAGAAGAAATTTTTATCAGCGGTGCAACAGTGGATGATATAATGATTGTTACAGCAATTACCGCAGTCGAAATACGTGCAGAAGTGGCATCTATAGTAAACTCAACACAATAAGATTATGGCAAAAGATATTTTCCCTCAAAGTCAGTTACCGATTCGCAGAACTGTAGAACTTCTACCAGAAGTCTTTCAAACTGAAACCAATGCAAAATTTATGTCTGCAGTGGTTGATCCATTGGTTCAACCTGGTACACTATCTAAAACAGTTGGCTATGTGGGTCGTAGATATGGTAAAACTTATAATGGTTCAGACGTATATCTAGACACAGATGCTACTCTAAGAAGTAGATATCAATTAGAACCAGGCGTCACTGTCAAAGAAAAAGACAAAGTAGAAAATTTTTATGACTACATTGATTTTAAAAATCAATTGAAGTTTTTTGGTAATAATCTAGAAAGAGATGATCTGATCACAGATCAAGATCACTATTCTTGGAATCCTCCTATAGATTGGGACAAGTTTGTTAATTTCCGCGAATACTATTGGGTACCAGATGGTCCGCCGCCTATTACTATATTTGGTCAAAGGCAGGCCATAACCAGCACTTATAGAGTGCGATTAGGAGTAGGATCATCTTGGATATTCTTCCCAGACGGTCTGTCATTGAATCCCACCCTCACTCTCTACAGGGGACAAACATACAAGTTTCAGGTCAATGCTCCAGGTGAAGGATTTGTTATCAAAACTGCCTACGATACCGGATCATTAGTCTACAAACCTTATCTACCATATCAACAAGGCCAATTTGCTGTGTTCAACAACAAGTTATGGAAAGCCAAAACTTTTATTGCAGTCACTGACGGCAGCACAATAGATGAAGACAGCCAGGATTGGGAATATGTTGAAGATGCTAGCCAGGCCACTGCATTGGACTATAATACGGGAATCACCGGACAAGGAGCGACCAACGGCACCTTGACTTTTACTGTGCCATTCGATGCACCTGATGTGTTGTTTTATCAAAGCGCCACAGACATCGATAGGTTTGGCAGATTCCTTATCGCCGATATTGAATCAAATACCAAAATAGATATTACTAATGAAGTCACTGGCAAAACCACATATATCAGCAGTAATGGTATTATATTTACCAACGGTATGAAAGTTAGATTTTCTGGTCTAGTGACGCCTACGAAATATTCCACA